CGTTAGATTTCCGCCCCTAGCATTGCCCTGGGCTGAGAGGGTATAGCCAGCGTCGGTGTTGAGCGTAACACCATCAACGACCGCGACAAGATCTGAGTCTTGCGTAATCGGAAACGGATATGGGAAGACAGTCTGACCGTTGCTTGCGACGTACTGGATGTACGGTGTAACGTCAGGGACTTGGCTTAGAATCTGAGGGACGGCCATTCTTGCTTCCTACTGGTTGAACTTCAGACGGTTTTTCTCGGCCGTCCATACGGTCATGCGCTCGGCAAAATCCGGATCTTCTTTGAACAAGCGCTCACGGCCGATCCGATCAGCCTGGTTCTGTACGTTCTCGAGGAACACGGCTCGCTGCGCAGGCGTTGCGGCCTGGTACGTTGGCGACGTGATCGTTTGCGCGAGCTTGTCCCGGAAAGTAACTGTGCCGTTGTTGAACACGGGATCCGCACGTGACATGCGTACATACTCGTTGTATTCCTGCGGTGTCAGGCGCATGCCCTGGCCGTCCTGCAAGCCCTTACCGTTACCGAGAAGCGCGAGTTGCTTCGACGGCATAGTGATAGGCACGGTACGAGTTTGCTCCATGATGTTTTGGATCTCGTCGGTCAAGTCGTCCTTCTTCGAATCTGACCCCGGCATCGGGTTAAGCGGACCGAGAATCGAATTCCCGCCGTTGCGCATCCTTGGGGCACCGAACACGTCCAAACGGGCCGGTAGTGTTTCGGAACCCTTAGCACCCAAGAATGTCGGGAGGCCATCGCGCACTTTGTCCAACAGTGTGAACGCTTGGCGCATGTATGGATCCTGCATGTTGCGTACGAACTTCATCGCGCCGCTATAGGGCACCATCGAAGCGCCCATCTGATCAGCCCACATGCCGAAAGCACGCTGGGGGTCGTTGTACATCTCCGAGAACTGAGAGGCCCCCTGCATAAATGTTTTGTTACCCGTATTCTGGATAACTGACGCCATAATGTGCGCTATGGCGTCATTCAACATTTGCTCGTGCGGCATCATCGTGTCAACATCGTCGTTGTGATACAGATACGACTGAAGTTGAACCGCATCCGCGACCGCGCCAGCAACTGTAGCTGTTGGCTCGAACCACGCATACGATCGCCACGTATCCTTGCCGGAGACCGGATCTGTGATTCGAACTGAGTACGGCGTACGACCGTCTAGCTCCCATTCCTGGCGAGCTTTCGCATCCTTCGGTGCGTCCCCCGTTATGCGATCATTGATCGCCATCCACGCGAGCATCCCACCGACTGCGGTCCCCGTGGCAATACGCGCTTTTGCAATGTCGCCCCCAAATCCCCCCGCAGCGATCTGATTCCGCAGTCGAGCCGAGAAGATCGCAAGCGGCGTGCGCTCAACCAAACTCTGCTTGAAGATGTTGGTCGCCGTACGCATGAACGGGAAAATGAACCGCAATACAGGCGCCTTATTCAGTACTGTCGTAAACGCTTCACCAACTCCCCCTTCGGGGAACGGTGTTTGAAACGTCATGCGGTGCGCCCAATCTTCCGCAGCCTGTGCGATCTCGGGGCTCGGGTTCTGCATGAGCTCAGTCATTGCCGACTCGGCATCACCGGCCTTTAGCGCACCGGACTGGATTCTTGCGCGCACTTCCTTGAGGGCCATCATCGTTGCGTAGCCCCTGTACCCGAGAGTCTTCGTGAACTCATCGACGGGACTGATTACACGAGAACCAGGTGCGTCGATGATATTGTCTACAACGCGCGCAATGCCGCCGAAGTAGGTGTCTTGTAGCTCTGGCAACGCTTCTAACGTAGTACCGCGGGCGGCTGTTGTGGCAGCCTCCTTCGATCGCATAATGGAATCCAGCGAAACGCCCGTGCGCATCACGCGGCCTGACACTCGGAGAGCATCTGCTCCGCCGCTAATCACTCCATGCATATGGGCGACAGCGTCGCTGATCGTGGCGCCTTCGGCAGCAGTCGGCCAACCGCCGAGATGCGCTGCGAGCCCCGCCATCCCGCGCCCTACGCCTGCGGAGTAAAGGTCGAACGAGTTCAACGCGAGGTTGAAATTGTTACCTACGAATATCTTCGCCCACGTCGGCGGGCCGGAAAGGATGCCGTTGATGAAGATCCTCTGAATCAGCCCCGAGGTCGCGGCAACCGTGCGGCGCCACAACGGCATATTCGCCATGCCGGAGACAATGCTGGATATTCCCGAAGGCGTGCCGGCTAGCCGGATGGCTGCGGCTGTCGCTTGCATGTCCGGATTATTCTGCTTCAGCACGGTTGCGATATGCTCGAGCACTTCGTTCGGAAGGCCGACAGGGATCTGCATCGCGCGCAGACCGCGGCCTTGCTCCGCGCCCGCCCCAGACAGTTGTACACGGTACTGCTGTACCAATTGCGACTGCTGCTCGAAGCGGGCAATCTCCTCCGCAGTGGCAGAGCCGTCAGCAACCTTGCCGGCGAGCCCAAGCAACGTCCCCATCTGTTGCTGCTCAACCATACGCGCGGCCAGCATTACTTCGGGACGTTGGAGTTCAGTGCCAAACTCGCGTGAAAGAACTTGCTTCACGACGTCGCTGTTGATCGCGAGATCCTGGGCAAGCCCTGTCAGCTGCTCGTCGGTGATTTTGCCGCGGCGCGCGGTTTCGATGGCCTCTCGATTATCGTCCGCGATCTGAAGGATCGCCGCCTTCACGCCGTCCGGTGTGGACATGGTTTCCACATTCGGCATGTGCGTCATATTGAGCTTTTCCTGCGGGAAGTCTCCCAAGTTGGCTCGCAGGAACTTCTCAGCCGTCTGCTGTACGTCCGAGACTGCGGCCGGAGCGACTGGCGGGGGCGGGATCTTGTTTGCGGGCGCTACGGTCTCAGGCGACGGCGCGGGGGCGTCCGGCGGCGCTACAGCAGGCTCTGTGACGGTTGGACCGGCCGGTCTAGCATCGCCAACCTCTGGAGCAACGTCCGGCGGCGCCACGGTCGCTGTAGGCGTTCCGACTGCATCCGCAGGAGTTGGCGCCGGTACATCGACCGGTGCTCGAGATGGGTTGATCGGCGGCGCTTGGACGCTACTAGGATCCAAGCTCACAGGCGCCATCTCAACGGACGGAGCACCCCCGGGCACTCTCGCGACGTTACCTGGTACCGCTGGAGCTGCGGCAGCCGGGGCCGTTTCAGCTGCTCGGCCTGCCAACTTCACTTCGGCGGGCCGCATCACCGGCACTTCCTTGCTGGCTTTGAGCGCGGCTTGTAGCGCTTCCGTCAGTCCGAAATCAGGCACCTTCTCACTCCTTCTTCACGATCTTGGCGTGCTTGGCATCAAACAGCACAATGTTGCGAGTTCCAGACCCGGCGCCGCGCGACCCTCGGTCAAAATATTTAATACCGGGAATCCCGAGGTGATCGAGATAAGCTGCTGCCATTTGGGGCGGATCAACCGAATCTGTGGGCGGTATCAGGTAGTCTTCATTCATCGCCCGCTTCACGATTTGGTGAAACTGATTGCCGCTGTAACTCTCCAACTCGCCGCCCTGATTGTGGTCTTCCAGCAGCGTTTCCAACTGCTCGCGGTCGTGCTTCGGAATCTTGTCAAGAATATGCTGCTGTTCGCTCATCGGCGCGTCGTGATCCAACATAGATCCTATGACCTCGTCGGGTATATCAACGTGCATCAGGTTGCCTGACTTCTCGGCAGCGCCCGACTTGATGAAATCAGCTTGACGACGAAACTTCGCAGCGATATTTGGATCTGAAGCTTTCTCCGCCTTCAACATCAAATCCATGTAAGCTTTCGGCCGATTGCCGTCAAAAGTTGCTAGGTTCTGGGCCGCTGCAGCCAAATCTGGTTGACCACGAAAAGTCAATTTTTTCTGATAGGTTCCAGCTGTCGTTGCATCTTCCGCGAAATACAACCCGTGGCCGAACGACTGATTACCCTCACCAGTACCAATTTTTGAGGTATCAAACTCGTCGAAGTCGTGCGGTGTTCCGTGGAACACGATCTTGCCTTCCTGCGTTGCCCGGCTTCCTGCCGGTACCAAACTCCCGGCCGACCCGACGCCATTGTCCACCAGGTATCGTAGGCCCGCGGTGCCCTGCTTGAGGGTGACGCCAACTGCATGCAATAACGGGGTGGCGATCAGGTTCGACCCGAATCCATCCAACACATTCTTGAAGCGGCCTTCCGCCTCTGACTCGTTGGTACGGTCGCCGAGGAAATTGATGTACGCGTTGAACGCACTGCCGTCGGGAGCTAGGGTTCGCAACGCAGAGCCCAGCTTGCCCTCCGTGTGACGCCCCAACGCGATCAAATCAGCCATGCGCGAATCGTGCGGGCCTAACGCCGTGGCATCGGTGAGCGCCCCCGCCGCAACAGCGTTGGCGGCCCAATGCAACCCGCCCAACATCCGGCTATAGCCCGCGAAGGGCAAAGCCAACTGCGCAACACCCTGGATCAGGTTGTCAGAGAGTGTAGGATCCTGAACAGCAGCGGCATCCCGAAAATCAAGAATCGAACTTTTAGCGTGGTCCCAAATCTCACTATTGCCACTGAAAGCCGCTTCACGTAGATCCTCCGGCGATCGCTCAGGCGCGCTCGTCAAGCCTTCTTCGCGCTCAACTCGCTCCTTCGCGTTCACATTTCGCTGAAGCGCGTCGTTGAATGAGCCAGCAGCACTTGCTATGTTGGTGGCCCCTGTCACCGCGCCGGATACAACGTCGCGAGCCTTCTTCATCGGCTGCGAGTCATAGATGGCGTCGGCAGTCGATACCGCACCGTCGAGAGCTGACAGAGTTGCGCGGCCTACCGGTCCGTTGTTCATCCAGTGAAACACGGACGTCGGCAAAATGTCAGAACTCGGGTGATCCTGTTCCTGCTTCGAGGCTGCCGCCTTCGCAAACGAGGCGTCTTCCGCCGCAAGCGAATCCATCGTTACCGCCACATTATTCTCCCTTCGAAGCGGCTTGCGACTGCTTGATCATGTCGTCGTAGTGACTCAGCCGCTGTTGGTACGTCTTTTCGTCCATCGACTCAGCAGAGCCCGGGCCGTACTGTTTGATAAAGCGTTGCTTCGCTGATTGATACATCACCGCGTCGGCCGCTGACTGCCGCTGCTGCGCGTGCTTGATGACCGTCTGCGCAATCGCACCGGCGGAGCTATCCCGTTTCGCGGGATCCGTGCCGTTCATCAACTGGATGTATTCTTGCTGGGCATCCGCTCGAGACTTACGCTGTTCATCCGACAACGCGGCTTGCGGCGTACCGGGCGGAATCTTCAGAGCGGCGTCGATAGCGCCCTTACCTTGCTTCGCCGCCTGCGTACCTTCCCAGTTATCACGGCGGCGGCGGATCTCATCCATCAACTTCAATTTATCGTTCCAACTAATGCCCGGCAAACCCCCAACATCGTCCGGGGTGAAATCGAGCAGGTTGGGATCCTGATGCGCCAAAAACAGCGCGTGAGGATCACTCTTCGCCTGATCACCATTCAGCATGAGGGCTCGCAGCCCCGTCGCACGCTCAGGCTTCAAGTCACCACTGCGGACGGCGCCGTCCAGCATCCGTTCCGTGAGCTTTCCTTGGAGCAACATGCTGGTGTACTGAACATCGCCGGCTTCGAACTTCAACTGCTCCGCAGTCTTGCCTTCGCGTTTGTTCATCGAAACCAACAAGTTCTGCTCGCGAATCTTCGTCGTAGCGTCCGCCATGAGCTTTTGAAATTCGGGCTCTGACAACACCGGAGACTCGTTCGGATTCGAAAGGTTGTCTTCGTGCGCCTTCCGAAAATTATCGAGCAGCGTAATTACGTCCCCATCGGGCCGTGCAAGCTCGCGGTCAACCTGTGTCTGAAATACCTGAGCAGTGATCGTGCGCATCGCGCCGATCTGCATTGCCTCTCCCTCGGCTTTGCTGTACAGCCCGGCATTGACGCCGCCAGTGATCAAGGCGGAAAGCTTGACGTGCTCATCTTGAGCGGAAAGTTGATCCTGCGCGTTGGGCGATCCCTGAAGAATTGCAACACGACTTGTCAGACGCGCGACGCCCTCGTCATAGGTCGCGCGCTGCAACTGCTGTTGCTGCGCTGCCTGGTCTCCGGATATCGCCGCCAGCCCCGACGCCAACCGCTTGTTGTAAAGCTCCGTCAGCATAGGAACCGCTTCTGCGGGAGCGTTTTTTAGGACAGCATCTCGAACGGCAGAGTAAGTTGTATTGAAGGTGCTCGGGTTGTTGTTGGCTTGCACCCGAAGCCGTGCTGCCGCGTCGTCAGCTTGCGCCTCTGCTTGGACCGCGTACGCTCCGGTGGCGGCGTTGTTGAATGCTCGGCTGTATGCTGAGAACCGGCCGAGTCCTTCGCGGTATTGCGGGTGCCCTGTTGCGCCGGACGCTGCGCCCGCGAGAGCCCCGGCCTGAGTCGCGGCCTTTGTGCTGTAGTCACTTGCTACTCCCTCAAATTCTTTGAATAGCCCGCTCAACTCTTGCGCGCGCAGGGCGGCGCCATTGTCCGGCAACGAGGTGTTTACTTGCTCCGGAGCTTGAAGCTGACGGTAATCTTCGCCGTATGCCATGATTAGCCTAGTGCGCCCGCGGCCTTACCTACACCGCCGACGACATCTGCAGCGGCCCCGATATTTCCGGCAGCCGCCGCATTCGCACCGGCTTGATCCAGCAGGGATACTTGCGCCGACGAATTCGCTTGGCTAACCATGATGTCGTTCTGCGCCTGGTTTATTTGCCGTCGGGCGTTGGCTCCGAAACCGGATGGGCCTCCCGTGCCAACAGCACCCAAGCTACCGGCGTTCTGAGAGGCCAAAGCGCGCAACATGTTCTGCCGCATGTTGATTTGCTTTTGCGTTTCGTTAATCGCCTCAACGCGGGCTTTCTGCTTGTCAGCGTTTTGAGTCGCTACACCTTGCTCATGCGATTCATACGCAGCAGCGCCCGCACTTGCAACGGCCGCGCCTGCGGCGACATACGCAAGTGTACCGACAGAAATAGAAGCCATTACTGATCGCCTGCGAGTTGAATGTCGATGTACATCAAGTAAAACGGCAGCGGGTCGGTTTGGGTAAACGACACCGCTTTATCAACGTTGCGGTCCCACACTGACGCATCCTCCAAATCAAGAATGCCGCTGTATGGTTGTGGCACTGAATCGAAGTTGAAAGTATCGATTGTCTGTGTTGGCAGAATCGCCTGCGTCGTCCCGTCGCTGCTCGTGTAGAGCAATCCGAGCGTGTTGGACACGCGCACACTGGCATGAACGATGCGTTTCTTTCGGGCGAGATTCGACCCGGCGGGCCAACGCACTGTTTGAAGCGGCATTGGAGTTACTACAGGGTTGAAATTCAGACCGATCTCGTACGTAGTCGCCTGGTACTCATAACCGTCGCGAGTCAGCGTAACCTGGCCGTTCACCGGAATAACATCGTCGAGGACGAACCCGTCCGCGATGGCGCGGCAGCTCAATCCGTCTAGCCAATCCAGGCCGGTGACTGCGCTAGAAGGAGTATCTACAGTCACGGAGCCTGTACCGCAGTCCGTGAACGTACCTTCAACAGCTTGTTCAAACACGAGCGCGGAAGTACCGTTGAGATTTCTAGACACCAAGAAAAACAGGCTCTGCACGACCGTCCCTGTGTTGGCGAACTTCCCTTGGGTCTCCCAAAGTGTCCAGCCCTGAACACTCGCTTCCTTGCGCGTGTTGTATACACCGCAAGTGCCGTCCGGTAACGGATTCGGGTTAGTGCGGGAGTTGCGGTTGCTGTTCACTCCGTTGCAGACCAGCACGAGGTTAATTTCCTCCTGCGTTGATCCGTTCCACGCCGCCATGTCTTGAACGTTGTAGACGAGGTTCCCGGCGAAAGAGGAGAGTCCCAAAGAGTTGAACTGATCTTGGGTGTAATCGAACTGGAAGTCTCGGATCGAGTTCAAATTACGCTGCACGAAGATAATGTTGCCGTCGATCGTGACCGGCTTGATCTTCGCGGCGCCGTACCAAGTCTGCGCTGTGGGAATGCTTGTTGGTGTAATAGGCTGGCCGTTGTCGTTCACGAATCGGTGTTCGCTACCGGTGGTGAACAAACATAGTGAGCGACCCGGGAATAGGGCGGTGACTGCATTCAACGCAACACCATTTAGTGTCACATACACGGCTTGATCGTCCAAACCCTGCGCAGTATCGAAGTTCAGAATGTCATTTACCCAACTGCCAACAAGCGTCTCTTGCTGCGAACGCAGTCCGCCTAGGTACATCCGTCCTTGAAAGAACGTTACGGTTGAGGGGTATCCCCGAATCGCGCTCCACGCATTTTCCTGGCGTGGACTTCCCGTTTGGGTGTGGGTCGCTGTAGCAGTCGCGCTTGAACTCAACGAGGTTATGGCGACCACACCCATGTCACCGGCAGCGTCATCAGCAAACTCGAGCGAATATCCAAAGGAGCCATTACTGGTGCAACTGACGCCACTGAACCCGTTCACTACCCACAATGCTTGAACGGCGTTCGCTATCGCGTTTGCAGTTGTTTGATTGTCTCCCGCGTATGTAATCGGCCCGGTGGTGTCAGTAAGTATCGTGACCGTGAACGTGTCACCAACGTTCCAACCGCTATTAAACGCTAAAGTCTGAACGTCTGTAGTCGGTGTAGGACTTAGACTGTCGGCGTAATCTACCTGCGGAATGGTTGTGAAGTTCGCCAGGAACGTCTGAAAGTTGTAAAAGCTCTGGTTGGCCACTCCAGTAGCCAGCGGGGAGGACAACCGGATCAAGAACTGCTGTGCATAATCCTCGTGCACAATCATCATCGACTCAGCGCTGGATTGCGCATCGACAGACGCGAGATCAGCACTTTCGTAGGGCAACGCAACGTAGTCAACTATTGCGCCATCGTTGGTGACAATGCCGGACCGATCAGACACGACCAGCATGTACTGCTCGCCGGTTGAAACTTCGAAGGGGATGAGGCGACCAGTTGACACAGTACCGGTGTCGCCCCACAGCGTGAAGTCTCCGAGCGTAACGTTTGCTGAAAGACTCGATCCGCCGATCTTTGCTACACGCCAATAACGCGCCCGAGTATATTGGGGCGGATAGCTAACACCCGCCGTACGTCTATACGTGTATTCCGCCGTGGAGTCCAACTGTTGGAAAGGATCACCCAAGGTCGTCCAACTCGAGTCATCACTGCTGTACTGGATACAAAACTCTGTGCTTGTGCCGCCAGCAATAGTCATCGCAACGCAGTCCGCAAAGAGGACATCCCTGACGCTGCCGAGATCGACATGGCACACGACGTATGGGTTAGTCGTGTTCGGGGGCGTTACCGTGACTGACGCGGTCAAAGGATTATCGTCAGACAAGTTTCCAGCCGTACCGCCGTTCGGCACGGTGTATGTTCCCGTAAGCTGCACAAGCTGATTCGGAAGAACAAACCGTTGAACCAACCCGCGGCGCCGCTGGACGCCGCCAAGGTGCACCATCTCAACGTTGGTTCCTTCCAGTAGACTTGAGACGTAAGCGTTCGTATCGACGCGGCCCTGCGCGCGCGCGTCGAGAACTCCCGACAGGAAGTTATTTTGTATGCTGTCGGTTTTGAGTTCTTGCCCCACTTAGCGGACCTGAGTGAACGGGTTATGCTGGAGCGGACGATTCGGACGTCCTTGGGCATCCGCATACAGCGCACGTCCGCGCTGACGGTTATACTTTCCCTCCATGACCGTAACGGCACTGTCGGATTCCGTGATCGGTTTGATCATGTCTTTCGCCAGTGCGTAAGTCATGAGGATCGAGAAATAGGACGGAACAGTCGCCGGATCGGGCTTGAAGAGGTAGTCAAACGTCAGCACTGGCGTGGTCGAGTTGATCGGGCCTGGATTTGACGTGATGTTGGTGTAGATCTTGTCGGAGTAGATCTCATAGCTGCGATCAGGCCCTGCGCCGAAGAATCCAATCGGCAAAAGCATGTCTGTTGGGAGTTGAAAGCAGTACATCCACTCGTTCGGCGGTGTCGCGTTGACTTGCGACAACGCCTCTTTTTTCACAGCGAACCGCCACCGGTTGCTCTGAAGCTCATTTTCATAAACCATGTCGAACATGGCCGCGCCGACAGCGGCGCCATACCGGTTGTCTGTCAGACTATTGAGCGGCTTTTCCCCGCACAACACGAGAGCTGCCGACAACATCGACAGTTTCGTTTGAGTGACGATAGGGGAAGCAGCGGGCATAGTTCACCGATACAAATTGAAGAACTGACCGACTTGCCACGGGCGGGGCTTGCCGTGCATACAGATGACCCGAGCATTCGGCGGCACGCCGTGGGCACAGTTGACTTTCCACGAGACGACCTGGCCGGGTAGGACGTCTTGCCATCGGTCGGCACTGTGGATGTAGTGAGGCTCGAGTAAGCTCTGATCACCGCCGCCGCGGTGAAGCGCCATAGACAAAGCAGGGTTCACCGTGAAGTCGTCCCACGGCGGTCTGCGCTGAGACTCCGGTAAGAACATCAGGCTGCTCTGCAGACCCTCTTTCAGACGCTTCCCGTCACGATAGAAGTCGCGGAGAATCGTGAGCCGGTTGATACCTTCGAAGTCGTCCAACGGACCAACAATCACCGTGTCAAGATCCATGTACAGAAAATCGCCACGGAGATCTGGGCGAAACAACTCCATTTTCGCCCACCATCCGGGCCACTTGTTGACGAGTGGTGTTGACTCAACGCCTGATACCGGCGTGTCTGTCAGGCAGAGAAACTCAGCTGTCGGCGCCCACTTGGCTACTTGATCGCGTAGCGCTTGGACATGAACTGGCTTGTACTCTTGTGTCGCGCCGTGGAGGGAGCGTGAATTCAGAACCGTAACTACTCGCACACCAACACCACGTCATTGTGCGGACGACGCACAACCTTGTAACCAAACTCGTTCTCGAGCCACTTCTCGGCATCGTATTTGCTAGTGCCGAACCGGGTGGATAGGTTCTTGTCCTCGATCGCGATCACGGGCTTGGTGCGCAGAATCGTCTCTCGCGCGCCCTTCAACGCGCTAAGCTCTGCACCTTCGATGTCGAGATAGATCAGGTCACAGTCCTGCACACCGAACGAATCGATAGTTGCAGCTTCGACAGTGTCGATCATCGCCTCATGAAGCTTCAAGGGCTGAACGTATTGGGCGCCACGGTTAGCCAGCTCGAGGTAGATACGGCAGAAGCCCGGATGCTCAAGCAGTGCGACGTTGTGCGCCTCAATGTTGTCTACACCGGACAGGTTCTGCAGGAGCATCGCGAAACAGTCTGGGTCTGGCTCGGCGGTCACGACGCGACCGAACACCTTGGAGAGTTCCCAAGGCCACACACCCATGTTGCCACCCGCCTGGATCACTGTTCGGCGCTGCCTACAGAGCTCGTACGCGCGCTTCATGTCCGGCAGCCAATCGAAGATGACCTTGATGCACTCGCGATCTGACATTGGCCACACCCATTTGCGGCCGAGTCCTTCAACTACTCGTTCATTCATCTGCTTCTCCACAGACGTCAACTAGTTCGGGAACTTGATCCACTTTCCGTCGTGCCGTAGAGCACGCACGCCCGGAATGTTGGTTACGTCTACCTGGCTGTCCTGCCAGTCGTTCGACGCACCCGGCGCCTTGCGCACCCACGAAGCACCGGCGAGCACCGCTGCCTGCACAGCCTTTAAGAAGCCTTTCTTCCCGCTACCTTGGCCGCCGCCTGCGCGCGCGTACACGTTGATAACTTCGGGGAACTTCGCGGCCTTGTTTGTATTGACCCACGTTGCCATCAGAGTCGATCCTTAAGTCATCGTTGACAGAATGTTGGCCGCGGTGAGGCGTCCCGTTTCGAGGTAGTGAAGCACCAACTCGCGCTGTGCTTGGTCTAGCGCCGCAGCTGCGGCAATCTTGGCGCTCGTACTCGCCGATGAAATTCCGTTCAGAGTGGTCGTCGCGTTCGTGACTGCAGTCGTTAGCCGCGCACCGTCGAGATCCTTGGGAAGTGCAGAAACCGTCATCAGATAAACTCCTCTCGCGGCTCTCCGAGACAGTCCCGGGTGTACCCGCTCATCGAAAACACCTTCCCCTTAAACTCAGTCTCAGCGAGCTGTTTGAACCTCTCCCTGTATGCCTTGATGATTCGGGTTTCCTGAACGGGAATCCCAAGGCCGTGCGCAACGCCGTGGTCGCCGATCCGGTTGCACATGACATGCTGTGGAACGTTTGCCTCGCCTTGGAAATACCCTGGCTCATTCAAGGGACACCCGCATAGAACAACTTCGTCATACCCGAGAATGAACGCGAGCTTCGCACCCTTAGACGCCGACGTTGCTCCAACACCTACCTCGTGCGGCCACCAGTCAGTGACGCTCGGGAACAACTGTTTCGAAGTAGCGAGTCGATGCGGGTGCGAGGTCGCATGCAGCCTCCACGGCGGCGCGTTCGGGAATCGCTCGCGCCGCTCACGCGCAAAGAACTCGGCCTTCTCCTCGTGGCCAGCCAGGACATGCTCAGCGCTTTCGAACGCCGTGCATGCACCGTTGACAAGCATGAGGGAAGCAAACGGACGCAGCTTCAGTGCCCGCTGCACATCGGCAAACAGGCATGGAGCGCTGCCAACTACCAACATCGTCTTCACGATGCAATCGGCCTAACAAAGCCCGGCACAAGCGCGGGCCATACCAAAATCTTGCGAGGCTCATTCGCCGCCGAGCTGTACTTCGCCCAAGGTGGGCTTGACGGCGAGGCGATCTGTGCCAGCGCGAGTGTCTTCAAGTTCGCGACGTTCTGCCGCGTATTCCCAATGTTCAGCGTACCCTGCTGCAGACACCGCAACCGGCACGCGAGATCAAAAGGTATCCATTGCGTGTAGGATGACATTGCGACTCGAAAAGGAGGGGCGGGGTGTGAGTCCCCCGCCCGTATGGCATCAACCGCTGTTGATGCTGGTGTTGATCGCAGTGAAATTGAACAGATCAACCACGCCGGCAACCGGCGGTGTCGCCGTGATGTTCCGCGTGTTGCTCTTGACCACCGCCAGACCGGCCAGCCACGGAGAAGCCGCCGTGGTGAAATAGATCAAATCACCGGGTTTCAGCTTGTTGGCAACGGCGTTAAAATAGCCGCTAGCAGCGACGGCGCTGAGAGTCGATTCCGTTGCGATGTAGGTCCAAATCGTCGGGCAGTTATCATTCACCGGACCCACGCGGGTGAACTGCGTGTTGAAGCTCGAAAAAGCCATTGTCGTTTCCTCTGGTGTTGGGTTGTATGACGACTACGGATTAGGTACCGTAGACGTTGACGACCACGACACCGAGCGGGTCGATGATGGCCGAGCCGCCCATGTAGATCGACTGAGACAGCCATGCATTGTTCTGCGGGATGTAGTCAACACGGGATTGAGGCTCAATTGCGGTCGCCAAGCCAACGGCTGCGCGGTCGTACGCGAAGCACTCCGTCACGTTCGTCGAACCGGCCGGTAAGCCACCCTCGACACGGTTTTCAATCACCTTGAAGGTGAAACCGAACGCCTTCTTGTTATTCATGTCAGCATCGGTCAGAAGTCGCATCGTCTGATAGTCGGCGCTTGTGACTTCGATTTCGGCGAGCGCGGTCTCGAGCGCAATAGCGTTGATCACCATGTGATGATCGCCGCCAGATGCTTGCTGCTGCACCAGGTACCGCTTGGAGTGACGGATCTTGTCGGCGGTGAGGCCAGTGTTGGTGCCGCCGTAGCCAGAAGCCACCGTACCGGCGGGGCCGCTCACTGCCGCCAAGGCGTTGATGATCAACTGATCTTCCGCACGACCAATCGCCTTCGCATTATCCTTCGCCAGGAAGGTACGCTCGTCGATGTTGGTCTCAGCCTGGTCGAAAAGATCCGTGTAGTCGCCCACGCGCCAGTTGGTCAGCGTCGCGAAGATCTTGGAATGACTGGTGTCATTCGGGGTGATCTCTTCAGCTGAGGCGGTTTGCTGGTACGCGACCGACGCACCGATCTTACGGAACGCAAACTGCTGACCGACTACGCCGGTCTTGACTCGTACCGAGTTGCGCAGAACGCCTTCGCCCTGGTAGGCCAGCTTTACTTCGGTGTCGAACGCGGCAATCGCGGCGTTCGTGGTGGAGGTATACGTACCCCCGAGATGGATGGACATTGTGTTTCCTACTGATTGAAAGGGAGAGAATTCACGTACCGATTTCCACGGCGTCAGCTCGATCGGGGTCCCGTTGCCGGCCCTCTCTCACCTCGTGCTTTCACGCAGCACCTACGGCAGCGACTGATGCGGGCTCTTGCGAGGTCCCCGCGGTCATCTACAAATGATTCTGTCTGGGCTACCGCAGTAGCCCAGTTGGGATCACTTGTTGGCTTCGCCCGCAGCTTTCGCGGCTTCCTGGCCGACCGCATGGCCGGCTGCGTAGCCCTCTTTGCGGGCTGTCTCGATTTGCGCTTGCACGTCGGCATCGCGCGCAGCGTTCGCGGCTTCCTGACCGACTGCGTGGCCGGCTGTGTGGCCAGCTGCGTAGCCATCTTTGCGGGCTGTCTCGACTTGCGCTTGTACGTCAGCATCGCGCGTCACCGAATACCCACCCTTCGCCAGGAGAAGCTTGTTGAGCTCATCCCGAGCCGCCTGCAACCGCACGCCCTGATCAACCGCGGTGCGTGGGTTGCGCTGGATCAACTGCTGTAACCGAGTAATTTGGTCACGCAGATCTGTTTCACTCATAACTTTCTCCACGAGTGGCATTACACGCCGCCCGCCGCGAAATACTCGCGGTACCGTTTCTCGATTTCCTGCCGATACGCAGGATCCACATCAACTCGCAACTTGCCGTCGTTTGTTTTCGCGCCGTGTGCTGTTTTGATCGCAGCGAGCCCGTCACCACCAGCGGTGGCGGGTACGTCATTCCCTGGGCGTGGCAGACGCACTTGGCCACTCTTGCTGACCAACGCTTCGACGAGTTTGAATACTGCGTCAGCATTGGCACCCGTGGTCGCTGCGCGAAAGTTCGCGAACCCTTCGGCGCCAAGATTTGCCTTGACCCACGTTGATGCCGTGGCGATGCGGGTGTCCGCGTTCTCGCCGAGGCGGGCCTTGATATCCGCCATCTTCGGCGCCTGAGCCGCTTCGTACTGCACCAACATCCCGAGGATGTTTGCGTAGCCTTCCTGACTGAGTTCCGCCTTCGCGGCCCACTGAGTGAACTCCTGCATGAGAGGGTGGCCCATTTGAACCTCCACTCCCTCAGGTGGAGTAAAGGTGTACTTCCCCTCAGCGGGCGCGCCGGTGAAAGCACCAAAGCGCTTTTCCAACGCCGGATATGCTTCAGCCTGCGCGGCAACAGACTTGTACTTGTCGGCCTTGAACCAGGTGGGGCGAGAACCTTGCCCCATGACACCGTCTTGAAGCAGCCATGCTTGACCGGAGTTTGGATCCGCAGCTGCTTCGTGGTCAGCGACTAACTTGCGGGCGGCAGCCAATGCCTGTTCGGGAGTTTGAGCGGCGGGCGCGGCCGGAGCCCCGTCCGCAGGGATCAATGACTCGCCGACGTCCCCAGCCGATGCAGCTGGAGCCGCGACAGCAGGCGAAGCTGCGGCGGGGGTGGCAGCCGAAGCAGCGGGAGCTGCGGGCGCTGCTGGTACGGCGGGAGACGCGACGGGAGCGGCCGGCGCGGCCGCAGGAGCGGCTTGCGCGGGGGCTGCAGGTGCCGCCGCAGGTGCGGCCGGAGCCGCTGCGGGTGTGGTCACGAAGTAGTCCTCGGTTTGGGCTGATTCAGCCCGTTGTTGGCAAATTCGATCTGCACGTGAATCCCTTCAACGAACTCACGAATTGCGTTATGCGCCGCATACTCCTGCGCTGTTGCTCCTGCAGGGATACGCTTGTTTCTGACAAGACGCGTCCAATGCTCAAACAACTCGCGTGCTCGCGGATCCGAAGTCGGACCCAAAAACACGAGATACTTTTGCGCGAAAACAAGTCCTTTCTCATGAAGCTCGTTTCGCTGTTTCCCCGCGTCAGGGAAAATGTCGTCCCACTTCTCCTCAGCCACTTACAACTCCCTACGCAGCGACTGGCATCGGGCCACCTGGCGACTGCCCGGTGCTGGCTTCGCCAGACGCCTGCGCCGCTGCGATGTTTCCAGCGTGTTGCGCCTGATTCGCTTGCACTGCTTGATTCGCCTGCATTGCGTTTTGAGTTAGTTCTTGGCGATCCGCATCGGTCATAATCAACTTTTCGGGTACACCATTAAGGCGCGCGATGTAGGACGGAAGATCCTTCACCTTCAAACCCGTACCGAGGGCCGCGCTGCCAATCTGCGGGCCGAGAGAGAGAATGGTCTGCACCGTCTTTTGCAAGGACAGCAGATCGTCAGCGTTCTGCGTTGTTGCAAAAGGAGAGGTGTACTTCACCGTGACAGAGCGACCATCCAGTCTGAACTTTGGCATCAAGCCTTTTTTCTGCAGGATGAACACGCCGCGTGAAACTATCTTCGCAAGCAACTCAGCTTGAATGCGGGTGTACTCACCATTCATCGCCCACAGACGATTGCGGTCATTGACGCTGATTTCAGTGGCGCTTTTGACCGGCCCCTCACTGGGCTCCGGCCCCAACATCGTCCGGCGTACACGTTCGCGCAAGTCTTTCAACATCTGTTCGGTGATGTTGAAGTTCTGGCCCAACTCGATGGGGCGCAGTGACGGGGAGCCATCAGCGTTGCTAGCAACCGGTATAATCGTGTTGGGCGTTAGGCTCGCCGTGTACGGATTCAACACGCCGTCGCTGACGCCAGTCATTGGCGGAGCGATGGCGAGCGCGGCCTGTGAAAGCACGAACTCTTGCATCCGGTCCAGAGTTCGCGCGTCCGCTAAGGCGAGGAGGACGCGGCCGCGTCCGTATGTCTCCCCGGCCGTTTTACTTGCACGTGCCACGATCATTGGGCAACTCTGCCCGTACTCGTAGCGCCAGATAATCGTTGGGCCGTTCTGATCTATGACAACGCCAAAATACTTCTTGGTCTCAGGGTCATAGATCTCGCATTGGATGATCTTGACCTTCGTTTCCGGCGACTCCGTAACCAGCCGTTGCGTGGCGTCAGGCAAATCGAACAGCTCAAGCCCCGGATACATGCGCATGAGGTTTCGCGCTTCGGGGCATCGCTCGAGGAACTTTGTCTCGAGCGCACCGTTCGGACCTTCTTCCAACTCGAGAATCGACGTCGGAATAGACTCAAAGACGAACGGATTATCGCTGTCACCTTCGTCGAACTGGATCGCTGCTGTTCCAACCTGCAAGTCCAACGCCGCTTCACTGATTACGGTGTTGAAGTTGGACGCATTCAAATACTGAAAAAACGTCTTCGTCGCGCCCTGAAGTCCCGCGACTATCTCCGGATGCTGCTCGATCAAATCCTCTGTAATCGAACCGCCCGGAGAAAGCTGCACCCATTCAATCCAAGATGGGAACAACAGCGCGCATAAGGTGTTGGCCGCTGTGTAGGTCGCTTCCTGAAGCGTCGAATCGAACAGCCGGTTATTGCGGTACTGCCCCTCAGTGTGCCAGGTGAACGTTTCCCGCGCCGGCATCGCGTATAAGTACGCATCCCGATAAAGCGTCCGCCAAAGATTCTTCTTGGTCTCCGCTGCCGCGCGG